CTATATATATATTGAAATATTATTTGGCATTTGGTATTCATATTTAGTTTAAACAAGATGTTTAAACTAAATTTGTGCGTTTTTTTCATTAAATTAATTTTACAGAATATTTATAAATGAATTTACAAACGGAGAACAATATTCGTAATTTTATTAACACTTGTAATCATAATACAACAAATATGATTAGTAATAATTTAACAAATTTATTAACATTATTATTTGAAAATGGTAAGTTTCCATTAATTGTGGATAAAAAACAAGTATTCAAACAATATTCAATAGAATGGGACATAAAATTGTTATATTATATGTTAAATCAGATTTATAATAATAAAACTCGTAAATTAATCTTTAATGAATGTATGTATCTTAGTCCTGATATCATTAATTATTGTTTAATTGATAAAAATGAATTAAGAAAAATTCATCAAAATAATTTTTTAAATTATTACCATTCATTAGATGAGAATTTTAAAAAAGAATATGCAAAATATTTAAGTTATTTTTAATTAAAAAAGTTTTAATAAATATATATAATAGAAATGAATACAACAAATGATTTAATAATTTGGCAACAAATTTGTAATTTAAAAAATGAATTAGAATGGACTTTTATCTACGATCAATTAATTTCATATCCTTATTCTGAAGATTTATTTAAAAAATGTTTTCATTCTAAATATTATCATATTTGTGAAATATTATTTTTGAATAAATATTCGTTAAATGAAATTTATGATAGTCAAAGTATTATTTCAATATGGTTAAATAATAAAAAAGATTTTAATTTAGAAAATCAAAATGATGAAATGTTCTTTGAATATTACATTATAAATAAACATTTACCAAATTGTGAAATAAATTTTATTGAACAATACAAAAAATTATTTTTTATCTATTCTATGGTTTATAATCAAATTGATAACTTTAAAATATTTCATCATTATATCGATCTAAATTTTGTTATTAATAATCCTTTAATTTATTTAGAATTTATTAATTGTATAGAAACTTTTATACATTATTATATTTTATTAAATAAACCTAATTGGAATTATACAATTATTAAACATATACAAAATCAAATTAAAAAAGATATTTTCATTTATTTATTTACTAATAATGATAATTTAACAACAGAAGATTTAAAAGAATATATTGAAAATGATTTAATAAATAATAAAAATGAAATCAATGGAGAATTATTATTCGAAATAATGAAACATAGTGATATATTATATAATCGCAAATATATTGACCAATTATCTAATTACGAGAATTGTTATGAATGTTTTATTGACAAACTAGAGGAAACAAATTATAAAAGAGAAGAAATAAGAAAAATTTATTGTTTATGTGCTAAAAATAATTATATACAACTTTGTATCAAATTATTTTATAAATTCAAACATTTATTTTTATATAGTTATATTGATGAAAATGAAAAAACTGCTCTTGATTACTTTTTGGAATATTACATTGTTATAATGAATGAAAATACATTCAAAGAAAATCCTTATTTATTTTTTTTTGATAACTTTGGGAATACAAATCAATTAGATTTGATTAAATATTATCCATACGAAACAACAGAAACATTTGAATTAATAACTTTATTGACAGAATTTGATAAATTTGATGATATTAGAGATTTAGCAATTTACTTTTTAAAAAATTTTAATATAAAATTAACTTATTTTTTAAGTGAAAGATTTCTTTTACCAAATAATTTTAAATTATATCATAAAATATTTTTTGAAATATATCCTGAATTATTATTTACAGATAAATTTAGTCATTTTAATAATGAATATAAAGTTGATAAATCATATGTATCCATTCAAAAACTAAAATATTTATTTAAATTTATTTATTCACCTGATTTATTATTAAAATACACATTTATATCACATAAAGATTATTTAGATTTAATATTAAAATTTGAAAATTAATAAATTAGTTAATTAAAAAAAGTATATAATAATTATATAATAAAATGGAACGCTTTGATTATATTCAAGATTTATTATATGAATTATATGAAGAAGACAATGAAAGTGAAATTGAATCTGTTTTTAGTGATGATTTAGAAAAATGTAGTGATATCGAAAGTGTTAATACAGATAAAGAGACAGATTATGAAGAAAACGATGAAAATGATGAAGAAGAAAAAATTAATACAAATTATTTTCAATATTATTTTAATAAATATAAAGAAAAATTACAAAATAAAATTAGTGAAAATAAAATTGAATTAGAATTTAAATATAAATTGATAAACGATATTAATAAAGAATTAAGCGAACCAATTATCAATAAACAATTAAAACCAAATTATAATGGAAAATCAAAGTTTCATTAGTAATAGCGAACAATACAAAGTTATAGAAGAATTGTTCTATAATTTTGAAAATGAATTGGTAATTAACCAATTGGTGTTAGGTAAAACACAAAGTGGAAAAACAAATTTAATTAAATTATTTATAGAACAAATTCCAAATAAAACATTAACAATTGATAAAATATATTTACTAACTGGTTATTCAAGTATTGATTGGTTAAATCAAATGAAAGAGAGATTAGGCGATTTAATTGGTATAAAAAATATTTATCATCAAAATCATTTAAGAAATCAAAATATAATTAAACAATTTAATTGTAATTCAAATTACATTGTATTTATTGATGAAAATCATATTGCTTGTCGTAAAATTAATAAAAGTAAAAGAAAAAGAAATAAAGAAATAGAACAATCAGATAGCACACCTATTCGTGAAATTGTCAAAGAACACCAAACAATTACAAAATTATTTGAAGAATGTCATTGGAATGATATTCAGTATTGTATTGAAAAAAATATTAAAATAATACAAATTAGTGCAACACCTGATGGGACATTGTATGATTTAGAAGAATGGGGAGAACATAGTAAAATTGTATTTTATGAACCACCGAAAGAATATATTGGTTCATTTGATTTATATAAACAAGGAAGATTGCGACAATATCAAAATTTGTATGAAACAGATATACAATTACAAAATGAATATATAGATGATATTATTAAAACGATCAAAGAATTTTCAACGCCGAGATATCATATTATTCGATTAAAAACAGGTAAAAAATTCGCCCAAGTTTATAATATATTTGTTAATAAAATTCAAGAGAATGTAATTGGAGAAAATATTCAAATAAAATTGTGTTCATTTTTATTTGAAAAAGAGAATGATATAACTTGTGAAAATGGTAATTATGATATTAATGAAATATTTTTAAAACATCAACCACCATTTCATATAATATTATTTATTAAAGAAAAATTAAGATGTGCGAAAACAATTACTAAAAAATATTTGGGATTATGTTATGACAGAATATCAACAATGGATAGTGTAATAATACAAGGTCTAGTTGGTAGAATGAATGGTTATGATACAAATGAGGATAGTATTTGTTATACAAATATTGATACGATATTGAGATATGAAGAGTTATGGAATAGTCGTTGGAGTAAAATGGATATTGAATGGAATAGTAATTCAACGAAATTTATGTATAACAAGACAATGAGTAAAGGAACATATAGTCAAAGTCCAATAAATGTAATTAATCCAATTGTGAGAGAAGAAACATTAATTAGTTTAGTTCATAAGAGTGAGATAATACAATTTAAAGAATTTAGTGATTTTGAATGTGCGAAAAAATATATAAAGAATGTGTTAAAGAAAACATCGCCACATAATCCATTGAATAAGAGACAGAATATAAATTCACAAGGATTTATAGAGACGATTATATATAAAAAACGAGTATATAGTTTGGGGGATATAAAAGGGATGGAGACAAAGGCGATAATGAATAAGAATAATGGATTTAGATTATATCCTTGTTATTATGATATAAATAATAAAGATACATTATTGTTCTTGGTTTGTCATTATTAACGATTAAATCTATAAGTTTGATACACAGATGTATATCCTCTACTTGTCGCACCATTATTTGTAAATATTAATTCTCCATCTAATTGAAAATCTGTAAATTCTTGTTTTCCAAATGATGTTCCCAATATAAATGAAGTATCGCCACCAGTTTTTTGTCTACTTAAAAATGTAAAACTATGTCCTGTAAATGTATAAGAACTACTATCATCTTTTATATTAAATAAACCACTTTTAGTTATATTATTTATAGTTAATTTATCACCATTAGAATCATTCATATATAAATTATTTAATTTTATTAAATTAAAAGTATTTTCTTTAATTCTTTCTTGAATTCCTTTAGTAATTGTAATACCACAAATTTTATCTATATCTTCATAATAATATTTCAAAATCTCTTTGACATAAGTTGTTCCTTGTTTTGTCTCTCCATTTATCATTTTTCGATTTAATGGCACTTTATGTTCATATTTATATGATGTTTCACCATTTAATAAATTGTTCCAAGATGTGTAACTAGCTGAATTTATAACGTGATTAAAATATTCATTATATTTCTTTTTAATATTATTATTAAAAGTATCAACCATAATTGTTTGACCTACTAATTTATTATATAAATCATGATTATTAATCGCATTATTAGTATTGCCATTTATTGTTATATCATATGTATAACCAACATTTGGTAAAATATATCTATTTCTAATATCAAAATCTGAATTTGTAATTCCTTGATCAAATAAATATGTCATACCTCTCAAAAAAGGTCGTCCAGTATAATTTTTTATTAAACTATCTTCAAAGAATGATAATTTATTTGTTATTGTATTACCACCTGTAAATCCAAATAATTCATTTCTATAATTATTGATAGTAATATTATTTAAATTTTTTGACAATGAATTTTCATAGTAACGATTTAAATGTATCATACTAAAATCTGTTGTTTCACTACCAACTCTAACACCTGACAATCCTGACAATATATTTGACATTAAAATGGCAGTTGTATCATCACCTGTATTCACGTTAATATTACTTAAAAATTGTAATAATAATTTTTTTTTATTATTATCTACATCTTGTATATTATACATTTGTCTAAATCTTTGCCAATAGTTTGGTGTTTGAATTAATGATAAAATAATAAATGGTGTTAATACATTTGATAAATCTCCCCAAGTTTTGAAAAATAAACTAAATGATATAAATTGGAATAAAATATCTTTAATTGAATGTATATCTTTTATATAATCAAATGTATGTCCTGTTAAATGATTATCATAAACACCACTAAATAAATTTAATACTTTTGGATTATGATATGTAACTCCATTTAAATCTTGTGTTTGATAATATACATTATTAAATTCATAATAATCATACAAAGTATTTCCATTTGTAAAATGATTATCATTAGCCACTCCTCCATCAAATTTGTCTTTGATACTTCCATTTAACACATTTACAAATTTAATACCTTGTATATAAGTTCCGCCCAAAACATTATTTGTATTATAATATGTTGAACCACCAGTTATATAATTTCCACCTGTAATTGGTATTGTTAAACTACTTTTATATTGTTCACTAATAGATGATGTAATAAAATATTTTTTATATTCATCTACATCACCAGCATATAAATCATTATTTATTGCTATTGATATATCTTTCACACCTAAAGATGTGTTACGAGTATTAATACAAACTAAACCTCTTTCATTACTATTTCTTCCACCATTTGTAAATAAGTTATCTCCATCTAAAACATATTCATTATCATTAACATAGTATTTAATATACAAATAATCTACTCTAAAATAATCACCATCATTAGTAATATGTCTATTAAACTTGGATTGTTTAATGATTTTAACTTCATTATTATCATTATAAACAATTGCTTTTTTATAAGTTTGATTAAATCCTAATATACAATAACCTCCAAATTGATGTCCATTATAATTTGTCATTAAATATGCCAATACACAACGATTATTTCTAAAACAATCTTGTGAAAATGTAATTGCTTGTCTTAAATTCATTACATCAAAAAATCTATTATCATCATAAATAGTTGTAGCATCATTAAAACCTGATATATATCTACATACATAAAATATAATTTTGTGATCAGGTATCAAAGTAATTTGTGACAAACTTAAATCATATATATAATCAGTAGTATGTCCTTTACTGCTAACCAATTTATTTTTATTGTCTGTATAGGGGTCTATTGTATTAGGACCATTTACCATATTATATATAGGTATCAATCTTTTATTGGCATCTATAAACATATTTTCAATCGTTATACCTTGTGTAGTTAATAAACAATCAATATGACATAATGTGTTACCATTTGTAGTTAAATAATTTGTAAATCCTCTTTCATTATTATTTCCATAATCTATACATAAGAAATTAGAAGTTGGATGTAATAATGTTACACCATTAGCTATATTTATGCTTTGTGTTGTATACATATTTGTTAAAATTTCATTAATATGTTCATTTTTTAATGTTACATAGAATGAATATTTTGGATTTGGTTGTAATTTATTTAATTCATTTGTTTGTCTCAAATCTGGTTTACTTTGATAATAATTATTAATTACCATTGATTTTGAAAATACATTTTCATTTTTACAATTTCTTGAATTTAACATATTAATATCTCTTGAACCTCGAATACATCTAAAATCAATGTCTTCTTTTGAAATAGATGGATGAACTGAATATGTTAATGGAGTATAATTAAATCCTGTTAAATATTTTTGTGTGCGATGTGATAACAATTTAGATATTTGTAACATAATTAATTTAAATTCTTTATCAGAACCTAAACTACTTGATTTTTTAAACAAATTTTGTAACCAAAAATGTTCATTTTTATTATTAACCCAACTAAATTCTTTCTTAACAAATTCATCTGTAACACTATTTAATCCTACTTTTGTATGCTCAATTAATTTTTTAAAAAATAAATTATACTTTGGTATATTATCTTTAAATGGCAAAAAGTTATTATACATAAAACCTATCTGTAATAAATTATCTTTTGTTAATAACCATTTATTTTCAATTTTTGCTCTATCACCTCCTAAGAAATCGTGTGCTAAATCTGTCAACATAATTAAATAATTAAATGGAATACTATTTATAAATTTTCTAACTTGATAATTATATTCTAATTCTGTTGTCATTCCTGTTGTAATACCAATGATATTATACCAATCTGTTCTAAAAGTGATTCTTGTTTGTGCATTATATCTGTCTGGTGTAAATTGTGCTAAAAAACCTCTTGATATAATTGGTATATTAATAAAATATTGCAAAACAATTGAATAGAAATCATAACTTGAATTTTGTTTATCGATTGGTGTATATAATGACATTAAACAATTAGTATTATCAAATTGAATTCTACCACCTGACT